TGTATCATTAACAATAGTATCCCCATTAGCTGATATTGTTAATCGCTCTATGCTATTAGTCCCAAATCTCATGCTGGTGTTTTCTTGATTCCATAGCGTAGCTGTACCCGAATTTGAATACCCCACTAAAAATCCGTCTGAAGAAGCACCTCCAGTACCAGCATTTTGGAAAGCAGAATAAGCGTCTGTTGCTGAATATACTGACAAACGGTAAAGTGGGTCATCAGTACCAATACCCATACTATTAGTAGACGCAACATAACTAAATAATGCCGATCCTGTTATAACTCCTCCGGCATTGTATTGTATGTTTGTATCTGCTCCTCCGGCTGGTATGTCAGACCCCACAGCTACCACAACAGTTAAAGCATCATTTGGTTCATCCCATACATCATTAAATATTGTTTGTTCACTTGGTAACGCATAAGCTACAAGGCTACAAGACACCATAAAACCTATTAGCAATAATAAAACTTTCTTCATTTCTTCCTCCTTATGGTACTACAATTTTTACTGTTAAAGCATCATTGCTAGTATCCCACACATTGTTTAATATAGTCTGCACGCTTGTCAATCTCGCAAATGCTATACCAGATAAAAATGTCATCATCATAATAAATGTACCTAGTATTATTGTTTTCTTGTTCATCAATCCTCCTTTATGTAGCTTTGATATTTCCATACACATCAAATGAGGCAGTACAAACTCCGCCGGCTGCTGTTGTTATGTCTACTACAAATACTGTACTAGCTGCATATTCAACAACTTCTGGAGGATATGGTGTAAGTTTTAATACTCTTGACCTTAATGTTCCTGATGCTAAATCAATAGCTCCACCTGTGTTATTCGCAAGTACAGCAGTAACAGTATTGGCTGCGGTTACACTTGCTGATAATTCTAAATCTGTAACATCTAAGCTAAATGAAGCTAGTGCTATATCTCCAAGTTCTGCACCTGTAACTGTTACATCTTTAGCTTCCTCTGCTCCATCTGCAATAGAACCCGGATCCCATGTTGTAGAACCATACAAGTTCCCATCTTTAGGATATAAAATCATTGCTTTAGCTGCTGCGGTTAAGTTCTCGCCTACATCTTGAGTATTAAGCCAATCTGTTTTAGCACTACTCTGCCCTAATGTTAGCTGACAATCTATTGCATCTGCTGACACATCCCTGATAATAACATGAGATATAACTGCTTTCATTCCTACTGGTACAGTAAAAAGAGTTGTTGCTGCAACTGCGTTCATGTCTATACTGCTAACCCTTGCTAGTCTTGCTATTGCTTCTTTTTTTAAATCTGCCATCTTTCCCCCTATTGGTTATATATTACTTCGTTTTCGTATGATACTACATCATTTTCATAAAACACTATATCGCTTACACTTGATTCTATCTCAATGCCTACTTGATTGATAACTATTCCAGTTGAAGGAGATAAGGCAATCATAACAGGCTTAACAATATCCCCAATAGCTATAGGCTTAGTTGCTGTATATCCTCCTGCTGTTGCAGTATCAAGATAATAAAGACTACTTTCTACCAATGCAGTTTGACCAGTTATAATACCACTCATGACTATATCTATTGTTGAATAAAAACTTACATCTATAACTGCTGAAACAATGCCTATGAAGTTCTTAGAATTAACTTCTGTATCTGCTTGAGCCTTCTCAAAAGAATTAGATATAACTCCAACACAATCGCCTACTGAAAAATCTGCACCTATAATCTTAATGGCTAAATCTATATCACTTCTTACACTTGAATTGTCAATATATGTTTCTCCCAACATTACATCTGCGTCTGCTTTATAAAAATTAGGAGCGCCTGTTACCTTGCGAAGCTTAACCCAATATCTAGTATTTGCATCAAGCTTAATAATTTGACCCATATCTATTTCAAGCCACCCCCCAGCAGTAGACTTTGTTACCTCTGTACTTCCTGACACGATAGTTCCAGAAGGAGCATTTGCAGTATCAGTTTCTATGCTTACGCCCACACTAGCCCCACCACCTGTACTATATAGGCTTATAGTAGTAACATACATATCTCTTATTGGAGTTATTGACTGATAGGCTTGAGGACTAACACTTATATTTATGCCTGCAAAATTATCCTGTTCTATATTCATTATCTGCAATACATTCCGATTAACTATATCCTGATTGTAGTCTGTCCATGCACCTGCTACAAAGCATATATATAATATAGCTGTATCTGTTGCAACATGAATATCTCCAACTGCCGGAACTGCGCTTTTACTTGCGTCTGTTCCTCTAGTTATTGATCCCGGATAATCTTCTGTTGCTGTAATAGATTCTACTAAGTCATAAGCAGCACCATCCCAATACATATACCCGGCTGTTGTACTTGGTACAGCTACATCTTTAACTGTGCTATCAGAAGTCCCTACTGGATATTTTAAGCATCTTTTTACTATCTCGTTGACCTCCTGAGAAAAAGCTGTCAACTTATCAAAACTATTCTCTATTACTTCCCCTTGAAACCCTGAACTTGTTTTATATCCTACCTCTTGAGTTTCCGGAGTATCTCTATTCATCAATATGTCATAAGTAGATGCAGGAGCAGTAGTAAACTCTATACTTCCACCATCATCATCCCATCCAGATACAATAGTATAATCTACACCTAGGACCTGTAATGTCTGTACTAATGTTGTCTTATCCTCAATGTTTACTATTAAATCTGATTCTGAACTTATGCCCCACCCAAAAGAAAATAAGGTAGTTGTTCCATTTCCTGTATACTTTTCTGGTACATAATTGTCTGCTAACATTACCCCTCCTGTTTTTTAATACTTTGATCCGCTATTACCAAAATTCTTTAATGCGTACTCAGAAAAGAACAATCTCATCCAATTATCTGTATCTCCTGTCATTAAATCAAAAGCTCCACTAACTGAATCTACTACTTGTGTTGGTATTTGTCCTGTTAATATTCCGGCTGACTTTATGCCTGCTTTTAGTTTGGTCTTAAACTTCTTAGCTTTAATAGCCTTTCCTGCTTCTGTAAATGCACCCAATGCCGGAGGTGCTGACATATCAAATCCTTTTATTGAATTAGCCAAATCTCTAAACAACATCAACCCAGCAAAAGGATATGTTACAACATCTTTCAATGCTCTATCTAAATCGCCTAAATTCTTAATATATCCAGCTACAAATGCCGGTAATAGCCATAACAGGAACATATTTCTTGCTAAACTTCCTATTTTGCGTAATGGATCGTCTGTACCCATTTTAAGTTCATCTAAAGATAATGTTAATTGGTTATGCACATTTGAAAAATGCGACATGAACATCGTCCACATCTTTTGAAATTCAGAACCCTTCATTACTGCTGATAGGTTTTCAGGCAACCCCGTAGGCTGTGTTGTCCTTACTACATGATCTGCATAGTTTATAGATTCTTGTTTGTTGTTTGTTTCAGCATATCTTTTATTGTACGCCCCTAACCATGTAGGAACTGTTGTTGCTAAATCAACTGATTGGATCATATAAAACAACATTTCCTTATTCAAAGGTCTATTTTTAGTTAATTCACTAAGCTTACCAGAATTTATATTATCTTTTATATCTCTATCAAAAGTCTGCTGTCTATTCCTCATAAGAATTGAATTTTCAAATACAAATTCAGTTGTACCTTTCTTGTCTTGAGAAAACTCGCCTATTGCATTTAAGGCTGCTTTTAGTCCTATCTCTTTAATCGTCTGAGTATATGAACCTGCCTGTACTGCTGATACTGTTAATCTTAATCCTAACATAGCAGTTGTAGCACTACTTCTTAAATACTGTGCTGGTTTCTCTAACCATTGCAAAGCACCTTTCACTTTTAATGATTTAGGATTAGCTATGCTTTTCAACCATAAAGGAAACTGGTCATATACCTTATCGTCATATATATCTGTTACCATTGCTTGAAATCTTGGATGGTTAATAACCTTCTGAACATCCCGAACACCTTCTGCAAAGGAGGTGTAATGTATTACATCATCTATATGCCTAGTAATCACATCAAATATATTTAAGTTTACTGGTGCATTGCCTCCTCGTCTTAACTTATTAAACGAATGAGCTATATATGTTTGAGCAAATACATCTTGAAACAAATCTCTCTGGGCTTCTTGTAGTGCTGCCTGTTTACTTAGTTCATAATCTGCAACTATTGGGAAATATTGCCCATCTACTTTGTGAGCGTCTAATCCTGTCATTTTTCTAGTTGTTTCACTCATTACCGGAAAAAGACTATCTACTATCTTAAATACATCAGCTACAAACTTACTTTCTTGAGGACTTAAATCATTTATAATGTTTCTGACTTGTTCTATTGTTAGCTTGTTCCCCTTTATTACTCGCTCTAAATTACCTTGATTTCCTGCGTTTAGGGCTATGCCTACCATCTGCTCCCTAGTAATACCATACAACCCTTTAGTTGTCATTACCTTGCCAATATCTCCCAATGATTTAATAGCTTTATCCAGCATAGGATATACTTTTTCTTTTAACTTCATTTCTTTTATACGACCATCATGTATAATCTGAGTTAGTTCTAACCCATCAAGAAATTTCATTACAAAATCAACTTTTCTATGTGCTGCAAAGAACCCATCTAATATCTCTTTTGATCTCTGCCAGTTGTTTTTTCTCGGAGTTGCTTTAAGTGTTTCTTCTGTAATAACACCTTCTTTTCTACCAACCTTTTTATATCCCTTTGTAACTAAATCATTAACAAAATCAGCTACTTCTTTATCTTTCTTTAAAGATAACATCTTGTTTTTAAGTTTGCCTGTCTTAGCCAATACTGCAATAGTGTCATGTATCTCCTGTAATTCATCAACTGTCATTTCATCTAAAGTCTTTTTTGGTAAATTCTCAAAGAAACCTCTAGGAAATAAAGTTAATTCTCCATCTGCCTGTTGCTTTGCAATAAAATCAGCTCTTGATTCTCGCCTCTTCTTAATCTTTTCGGATCTAGTCTTTAACTCATTACCTTCTAGTAAAGCATCTATCTGATCTCTATAATCTTGGTCAACATCAACTTTAGCTAATCTCTTTATTTTCTTAGCAAGTCTTGCCTTTTGTCTTTGATGTGATTTGTTTTCAATGCGAGTAGCAATATCTTTCATTGTTGTTTTAAGTTTAGCATCTGATAATGTCGGTATATTTTTAATTGCCCTGACATAAGCTTTTACATCTTTACTATTTAAATGCTTAGCATCTTCAAGCATCTTAATAACTTCTTCCTGTAATGCCTTAGCTGTCTTTTTCTGTTCCCTGATACCTTCCTTCTTGCCCTTAATTTCGCCCTTAACTTTCGCCTGGCCAACTTTAATACCACTCTTGACCTTTTCCACCCTTAATAGTGTTTCGCCCTTTAGCTTGGCTAATATAGTTTTTTCTTCCTGAGCAACAAGTCTTGTAAGTGCAACCTGTTCGCTAACTTTTCTCTGTAATATTGGTCTTAATGCTTTTATATCTGCATTAAGTTGTTGAATGTTTTCATATCCACTTACTAAAGAACTTGTAAATTCACTATCAGATAAATTACTACCTGTATTTCTGTTATATTCGTCTGTTGCCTCATCTATTGATATACCATTCTTATTAGCAGTCCGGAAATACTGTGGTATCTTTACATCATCTACTTTGACTGTCTTTATTCTGCCCTTAAATTCATCTAGCATAACTCTTGCTTGTTCGCGCATATCCATAGCTGTCTGCATTTTAAGTTTAACATCAAGTATCTTATCAAGTCTTTTTCTCGCTGTTGTGAGTGTTTCAGGCTTGCCTACTTCTTCTATGTTTGCCCCGAAATTAAATGATGTGTCTGCTTTTGTTGTCGGTTGCTTTGATTTGTTGTATATTTCGGTTAGTTGTTCTTTGGTTTTTACAGCACTTTTATTTATTACTCTAATCTCTCCTTCTACTGGAAACTTTATTGCGTCATATCCGTTTTCTTTCGCCCATTTTGTAGCCTTAGAATAATCTATCTCAAGTTCTCCCTCCATAAATTTAAGTAGCTTATCATCTCCCATTAAATCAAGAGTAGAGTTATCTGTACTTAAATATTTCGCATCTGGAAAATCTAGATAATCGGCAATCTTTGCTTTTGAATCTAGCATATACTCAGTTGTAGTACCACCCCTGTTAGTCGCAAAACTATCTGCAATAGACTTGAAGGTAGAAAAAGACCCTACTCCAAAACCCTTACCACCCCTATACAATGGTGTGCCTTTACTCTTTAAAAACTCCTCAACACTCCCATACTTCCTCGCCTCTGCCTCTAGGCTCTGCTCTGGTGTCTTGGCTACTTCATCCCTTACAGATTTTACCTCTGCTCCCTTTACCTTAGTTTCAATATCTTTTACTTTCTGTGCTATGTCGTATGTATCTGATAACTTAGCTTTACTTTCTGTACTTAAAGGTGCATCTGTTGTTTGTTCGCCTGTCTGCATATTCATTTTAATGTTATATCCTGCTGGTAATATTTCTTCTACAAATACAGGTCGCATACCATCTTTATTATAAATGTTATTAATAAATTCTTCTTTAGTTTCATATTTAAAAGCATCTTCTGTGATTCTTTGGTCTTGAGCTTCCTGTGCCTGCTCTCCTATGTCTTGTGTTTCTGCTTCCTTCATATCATTTAAGTAGTCTAAGTTATCATTGACCTCGTTATCTATTTCCGTATCAATATCTTTATGTTTGCTTCCCATACTCTTTTCAACTGCTAGATTAAACTGGTCTATATCTATACCCTGTTCTTTAGCTACCTTTAAGACTTTCTCAAATTCCTTTATCTTCTTTTTAAGCCTTCTCTTTTCCATTACACTACCTGCATAACTATATCCTATTGTAGCTATGCCACCACCTCCGAAACCTCCTATAAAGGCTTCTACTACTCCCGTAAGTAGTTCCTGTGAATTATCTACACCCATCTTAGTTACTGCATTACCCCATATCTCTTGTAGTCCTTCTGTGCTACCTTCTCCAAACCCTGCTTTAACTATTCCAGATATACGATTTACTAAGGGGCTTTTAGTTACTCTATTTGTTAAATACTTTTTCATAACTCGTCTTGAGTTCTTGCCTATACGATCAACGGCTTTTTTGATAATTGCGTTTTTAGGTACTTTAGATATTGCTTTACCCCCAGCTACCTGAATAGATTTAATGCCTAAATATTCAAGCCATGTAGTTCCAATAGTTGCAACTGTAAATAATGCAAGTGCATCAAGTTCAGAACCCCCCTTATCTTTTTTAGCGAAAAATATACTTTCGCTTTCAACTCCACCCAACACTAAAGCACCCATTAAAGGATTTCCAGTTGCAGCACTTACAAGTAATGATCCGGCAAGAGAAGGAACAGCACCAGAAGCTACTGCAAATCCTCTGGTAAAACTTGGATTCTCCATAAATGAACCTTTGAATATTTCAGGGTCCGGAGCTTCCCAGCCTTCCATTGATTCACGAATTAAGAAATCTTTACCTTTTTTACCCCATGTTTCCATAATAGAAGATAGGTTTTGCATATTGCTAACAGCTGCACCACTTACTAATCCTGTTTTCTTTATCATATCAATATATTTATCATTCATCTGAACTACTGAACCGACTACACTTGTCAATCCTAACACTCCTCCGGCAAACTGTTCAGTTGATCTTGCTACTGCTTTAGGTATCTCCATTAAGTTCTTAGGAGCTTTCATGGATTCATCAACCAAGCCCTTGACACTCTTACCTAAAAATCCACCAGTAGGGTCTAATGTTGCCCCTAGCATATCTACCATGTTCTTTATACGACTAGGAGTGTCTATATTATCGCCAACATTGCTAGGCATATAGTTATTAGGCTTAAACTTTGATGTTTCTTCGTTTGGCTTATCCCACGGATTAGATTTAACATTGTCCTGAGAAGCTATTGATTCATTTGGTTTATCCCACGGATTAGCCATTTATATTTTCTCCCAGTTTGTCTTATCATATCTATCCCCACCCTTAAACTTATAACCCTGTTGTACTGTTCCTACTTTTAATGTAACTTTAGGTTTAGGTTTATTCTTCACAGGCTTGATGCCTAATATTCTGTTGTTTATATTATTCTTTATATCAAAAGCCAACTGCTCAGATTCTTCTCTGGATAACTTCTGACCATCTGATTGATAGAAAAATTCCCTTAAAGCTTCATCCCTATATAGATTACTGCCTAGATTTTCTTTGAAATACTTGTCTGCATCTTTTTCATCATATCCCCATTTATGATTAGCAGTTAAACCTCTTGAAGCATCTGCTATTTTAGAATTTAAACCCTTCTGTACTGAATTAACAGCGTTTGTAGTTACTGTACCCCGACCTAAATACTTCATAGCTAAGTTGTTTAAATCCCTGTATGCTTTTAAAAACTCTTTACTAGAACCATAATTAGGATCTTTACCTAACATATTCTTTAATGAACCTGAAAGTCTAATCAATTCTGTTTCTTCTGGTGTTCCTGATTTAGGTTTTACTGCTGCTTTACTTTTTAAATATGTAGTTGCTAATTTTTTATATTCAGGACTAATATTTTCATTTGTAGCTATTGAAACATACTTTTCAGATAGAGATACTTCATCACTTGCTAAGAAAGATGTTGTTTCATTCTCGCTTGTTATAGTATCTAAATTAGTTTGATGGTCTATCTCAAGAGTTCTTTTATCTGCAAGAGCTGTTAAGGTTTCTTCTCTATCCTTACTATCTAAAGACATTAACACTCGTTCGTCTTTCAGCAAGTCTAAAGCTCCCTCAGGGTCATTCTCAAGCATACCACTAACAAAGGCTTCCATATAATCACTTTCATAATCTTTTAGTATCTCATCCATTTTCTGTGTACTAAAAATACCCTCTGAAAAAGATTTAAGTGCTACCCTTGAAGTTCCATATATCTTCATAGCTTCGTTTACATCCCCACTCATTCCCATAACTTTACCCATTTCAAGATTGTTTTCTATGGAGTTGTTGATGTTTGTTTCAGCATTTATTATTCCCTGTTTTATTCCCCATACTGTGTTCTTCTCTTTAGCATCATTAACCATTGCGTTACTTGTCTGCGACCATTTGCCTTTACCTGATAAACTAACTTTATCAGAATATTGTCCATATATATCCCTATATGATTTATCTAATTCACTTAATGCTTTCGGATTGCTTGGGTCTGATTCGTTCTCAACCCTCCATGCTTGCGTTGTTTCCATCATCTGTATGTTGGCATTACTCGCAGATTCCATCATTGTAGCTTCGTCTTGCTTGTCTTGGTATCTCATAGCAACATCAGACATTGTCATGCCAACTTTAGACGCGGCACTACCAATAGCTTTATATAATTCAGCATTATCAACTGGTTTAACTGCTGTATCTAATAACCTTTTTTGTGCTTGTTGTCTTTTCATAAATAATCCTTATTATTTTAATCCGCCCGGACTAGATGTTCCTGTCTTTACACCACCTGAACCCGGCTTTCTTGTTTCAGAAGGATCTAATTTATTCTCTGGAGCTTTCAATTCAGAAACTTTACCAGCAGCTTGACCAGCAGCCATAGACACTCCTGTAATCACACTTAACAATCCTAAATTATAATCTTTTCTACCTTTAGCAAGTACAGCCTCTTGTTGTTTACTATACTTTTCGCCTATATTCTCAATTTCCTCTTTACCAAATGTGAAAGTTTCATCAAGCATTGTTGCTGCTGTACCTTCTCCTGTTAAAGATATTCCACTAGCTAAAAATGATGCTTTCTGTCCGGAAGCTAATCTTCTTGTCTTTAAGGCTCTTTCCTTCTGACGCATCTTTTTATCAGATTCAAGCATAGCAGCTTTTTTCTTAGAACTCTTTTTTGATTCAACTCCTGCATAATAAGCACTTCCAGCTGCTACTGCTGCCGCTACTACCATCAAAACTATTGATGCTATACCCATAAAATCCCCCAGACTATATAATCTTTACCATCTAAATAATTTCTTTTAGTACCTTCTTTTTCAAACCCTATAAATCTATGAAACTTGTTATTCTGTTCGTCATCCTCGCTTATTGTTTCTATTCTGATAGGCTCTAATATGCTGACACCTTTATCCCATAACTTCTTAGCTTCTCTCAAATCAACTAAATCAAAATACTTAGACAATACCATGTATACAGTATATCTTTTTGGCGCATACTGCTTATAAGAGAATATCATCATTATTTCATCATCCCGATATAGTGTGTAATTCTCTCTCTGTTCAAAGTCTTTAATAAACTTATCGCTTTTAATCTCCATACGAGAATGTTTATTTTCCTTAATGCGTTCTAAATCGCCTTTTATGTAATCTCTTATCATGTCCTATCCCCATATTTCACATCTAATGAAGTTGATACGATATTTAAAGGTAATGGTTTAGTCTGTTTGATTATGTATTTCTTGTCTAGCAAGCTATCATCTGGATATGTTATCTGATATGTTCCATCCATAGGTAATGGTGGTAAATCGTATATTGCCCCTGTCGTGTCATATTTCTGAATAGCTACCATGTTATACGGAGTTGTGCCAAACTCTCCACCAGCTGAATGTATGAACCTCATATATGCTCTTACTATACTTTTAGGTAATAGCTGAGTGTTTATAAGCTGTATCAACATCCCAATAGGATAACTTTGTATTATTCCGTTATATCTATACCCTATTACTGCATTTGTTACTTGTATTCCTAACTCTATATTTCCATCTTCGTCAACAACAAAATCTCCTAAATATCCACCATCTGCCACTATTCCAACTGTCTGATTTTTCAAATGGTCTATTCCCCCGATACTATCATTTGTTAAGTACCAGCTACTATATACAATATCTGTTATATCGCTTAATGCGGTTACTTTAACTTCGGTAACAGATACATACTCTGTTATCTTAAAGTAGCCATATTCATAACCTGTGCTTGTTTTATATACTATATTCTTGCCTACATCCCCTGAAAGAAAAGTCCCGGTAGTTGTTACGATAGTTCCTAATGTAGCATCATAAGTAATTTGATCTGTTCTTAAATCATTCCATACAACATAAGAATCTAAATATCTACATTCTTTTAGCTTCTCAGCTATTACCCTGTTATATGCCTCTTTATCTGCTTTTTTGTTACTTTCGCCTGTAAAATAGTCCTCAAATAAAGGAAATTCTATTATATTGCTTAGTTTTTCTATATAAAACCCGTTAGTTCGCTCTACTAATGCAAATAGATTATGGTTTCCATCTTGATCGTACATCTTACATAAATCTTTTATTTTACCCTGCGTATTATGCCTATGCCATCCAGCTATGCTTTCTTTCTGATTAAAGTTTAAACTTAAAAAATCCCCATCATCTGACATCATGAAGATTAAATCATTCTTGTTTTTAATATGATACAGATTACTAATACCCCCAGAAGTTACATCATAATTAACACCATTAGCATCTTGAGAATCAAATGTTTCTGTAAGCAAATCATATTGGAAATACTTAACATTCCTTTTATCATGCTTAATATAAAATAGTAATCCGTCTTTATGTATAGGAATACTTGAATCGCTTCCATCTGTATATGATATATTGGCTGTTATTGTACTCGGAGTTATAGGATCTGTTGGACTACCTCCGTTTATTGTTACTATTCCATCTGGATTCCCACATAATAGACTTTTCTGTCCATCTTTTAGCCATGTTATGCTTTCGGATATAGTTGCAATAGATATTTCTAATCCGTCACTATCTGCATTACCCGGAGTTAAATTATCATAATCAGAAGCCATAGAACCATATAAGGAAGTTCCCTTTAATGTTGGTGCTGCATAATACAATCTACCCTGAAAAAATATAACACAAGCCGGATAACCTGTTGTTCCAGCAGCGTTAGGATCATCAAATGGATCAGCAGTTCTTACAAATGTACTAAATGTAAAACTACTCGCACTTAATCTAGTTAGTTTTCTAGGTTCATGTTGATTATGAACTACATACATAACATCTGCGTTCTGTGTAAACTGTATTTCTTTAGCTTCTGCTAGACTATAAGGACTTGCAACCTCTAAATCAGCACCCCCAGATTGAACGAATCCATAGTTTCCAGCTACATCATAACTAAGGAACTTAATCTTTTCTTTATAAAATAAAGCCTTATAGCTTTGTTTTTGTGTGAATTTAAACTCAACCATGTTACAATCTTCGAACTCTACCATCTTTTCAAATCCCGGTCTAAATAAAGCATTGCCTTTGAAATCGCTCCAAAAGTTACGGAATCTTTCAGAACCATTCTTATATATAGGCAAGTCTACCCTGCCCATTAAATCATGGTCTGTTTCGCCTCTTGATAAGTTACTATATAATGATATGATTTTCTGCATTAGTATTTTATATGGTTAGTTGGATTGTTTGTGGTTCTTGATTTCATAAACTTAGAATGATTTATTCTAATTGGTCTATTCTCTTGAGAATCTACTGCACCCATTTCAGATCGTTTTCTTGGCAATACACCCTCTAGGTATGTCATTCGTTCTAAATCCTTTGTAATTGACATACAAGTTGCATATGCGAGTTCCCATGCCATCAGCTTAACAAAGTCTGGTGTGAATTTAGAAGTATCTGTTACATCCCTAATATATCTTATCGGCAAACCATCTGTTCCATCTTCCTCCGTCATTATTGCCCTCTTGCCACTTGGTAAACTCTCTAAAGCATAGTTATTTTCTTTCTCCTCAACCATCCCGATACCTAACACCTTTAAACAATCGCTTGGATATTCAAATGCCTGTGTCCAACCAAATACCGGGACTTCTGTATGTAAAGCAACCCTTTTTCTTGAAAATGAGAAATTAGGTATTAACATCTTCAATGTATCTTGTCTAACTATATCCCAAACACTTGCAAATATCTTTTCTGTTGGACTTTCAGGAGTGTCTATATCCTCAATACTTCCATAATCGCCCAGCTTACCTAGTCCTAAATTGCATATACTTGATTTTGTGTTCATTCTTAAACCCCTGTTTTATATAGTAAATTCTTTAAATTCTGTAACGAATCTTTATACTCTGTTACACCTATCATTGCGTTATTATAAAAACTTAGTATTATTGCTTCACTTACATTATAAAAACAAAAATATACCTTTCGACCTTTTCGCTCCGTACCCGATAACGATTTACCTAATGTCTTTATATATGCTGCTAAATATAGATCAGATGTTTTATATAGCTTCATATTGCCTTGCTTTCCGTTCACAATAGGCTAGGAATACAACTATCATTAGCATAGTTTGTGTCATTCTAGTAGGAAATGCAAAGAACATATTTACGCCCATGCAAATTAACCCACCTACCAATATTGGATTTTTTTTCAATCTTATCAATAGCTTAACATAATACACGCTTAATATACTTAATCCAATCAATCCAATCTCAAACCATAATTGCAACCAGCAGTTATGAGCCTGAGGAAATGGGTTAAGATCATGTTTAAATATTGGAAATAATGGTAAGAATGTATCTAATCCTCTACCAAATATAATAGCTTTCCAATCTATGCTACAAGATGATATATAATATTTTATAGGCACTTTACAGTTTAGCGTATCATAACAAATAGTCCTTATAATATCAGCCCATACTGACACCCTGCCACAAGTTATGGCTACTGATATAGATACCCTATCCCATATACAATAAGCACCCATAGCCACTACACTACTTATAAGAGTAACTTTAATATATCGCCTATGCTTACATAGGAAATATGCAGTTATGCCTAAGATTACAGATAATGCAAAAGATAAGGATTGAGATAATACTGCAAGTACCATAATCAAAAATATAAACTTCTTATTTTTCAATACTAATATAGGTGTCATTATTGCCAGTAAAGATGAAAACCTCATATACTGTAATATTGTGCCTACAAATACAGGCGTAGTCTTGTCGAAGTTCAATAGCTTATCCATACCGAATAACTGCAATGTTGTAAATATAACTTGAACGAAGAACGCAGCACATACCATGTCTATTATGGGAGTGAAATCATTTCTTTGTACCCATAGAAAGCAATACATAGCACCTACACATAAAATATAAGCATTGAATGATACATAGGGAGCTTGACTTATAAAACAACCAACTAACAAATATATAGACAAGACTTTCATTGTTGTAGGTATTTTAGTAAATATTAAATATACTCCCAATAATGCTGATACAGTAAACATATATAGCCAGCTATAACTATTAATTATAACGGGTATTTTATAGCCTATTGGCGGAGCTACTGCAAGCAACCCCACCAACAAACCAATTATATATGATATTACTTTTTTGATAGACATTTTATCCTTATTAGTCAAGTTCAAATGCTGTAACTATTGGATCTACTGTTGTTCCTTCACTAGCCATTACTATCCAACCTACTACATCATCTATATATAATAATGTTGTCATTTCGCCTACTGCATCAAAAGTTAACGTATTGAAAGTTAATGATAGGTCTGGAGTTACTATCCATGTTCCTGAACCTTCTACGGTTATAGCTACTAATACTAACACTTGTCCGGCTGTTCCGTTCTGTAACCTAGTACCTCCATCAGTTTCATCAAGTCCACCTGCTCCACCTATACATTTTCTTACTACTGTATATGGCAATGATGCCGGAGCTAATGCAGTGGAAGAAGATGATACTGTACTTGCTCCACCTTTTCTACCATTTGCAAGCAAATCACCTCTAAACGTCACATCTCCAGCAACTACCGGATTGGCAGCATCCATTGTTTTTCCACGCTTAGAAGATGCGTCATATATCAATAACAAATCTCCACTTTCTGCCTCTGTTGATGTTGCTAATTCGTGTAGTCCTAGTTGTGCAAAGTCAAGATCATCAGCATGAGCTAAAAGACCAAAACAGCCAACCAAAAGAACTAACACTAATAAATATCTTATTTTCATTGTTACTCCTTATAAGCAGGGAACTTATACCTAAATATAAGCTCCCTTACTGTTTTGTTATTATCCAGCCATATCAATTTTAATTTCCATATCAAGATCTGCTGATGCTGTTCCGGCTGTGTTCAAAGTCATTACAATATGAACTCCTCCAACAGGTGCTTCGCCTTCGTCATAACCTAACAAATCGCCAAGTGTTTTAGACTTAACAAATGTGAGGTTAGTACCAAGTATATCTACACCTAATGCAACACCAGCATCAAAATCAATACCATCTGCTAAGATGTCGGCATCAATAACATCGCCTATTGCATCTCCATCAGAATCCCCTGCCTTATAAATACCTATATCATAATCCGTAGCTGCTGTGATAGAACCTGCTGTTCTCATGATGATACTTACTATCCTTGATGCTAAGGGAAGATTACGAGCAAGTATTACTGTATCTGCATCATTCCATGTTGATAAAACAGCGACTTCTGCCTGTACTGTCTGTATCTTACTACCCTGATTATAAAGGGTAGCTTTAGGTTTGTTGGTATAACCAACTGTTGTTCTGCTAGCCATTTTGAAACACCGCCTTTATATTGTTGTTGTGAGTAACTGGACTAATTCGCCCTGAGTTCTCATTGAGTTGATCCAAAAATCAACAGTTATATCCATAGAGTTTACTTTGTTATTTGACTTCTCTACACAAACATCCCCTATTTCCATTGATACAGCCAAAGACTTAGGTGCAAGCACTACACAAGTCCTGTAAGTTGTACCTTCTGCAAGTATAGGATTAGTTACTGTTATTCCACCACTTACTGAACCAGCGAAGAAAACAGTTTTGTAAACACCCATTTTAGTCATAACACTTTCATCAACAGGCTTAGCAGTTATATAATCATTGTTTATAAACTGCGAGATTGACATAAGATCAGAGTTCTCTTTACCTGTTAAGCAGATTAAAGATCCTCTAAATTCTTCCATCTTGATTTCATTGTTGATATAGTTCTGTGTGATGTCTGTAATATCATCATAATCAACACCACCTGTTGCAGTAATTGTTATAACTCCATCATCAGAAGCACTTGTTGAAGTTGGAGCACTATCCGGAGCACCTGTAAGTACAGCACCAGAAGCAGACTGTAACAATACCTTATCAATTACTCTTTCCTTAGCTGAAAGTAACTGCGTAAGTATATCGCTTGTAGGATCAGCAATAAGCTCATTGATGTCATACAATTTATCTATCTGGATAGTCTTAGTAAAACGTCTTTTTGTTAGCTGACGATTATCTAAGTTGTAATCTCCGTACTGCTTATTCGGATTACGGGTTGACACCTCTGTTAGTTCAACCTTGCCTATTCTAGCAAGATTCTGAGTTTTACCCTTTGATGGTAAAAAAGTTACAGCACTTGAGCTGCCGACCAAAGATTGAGTTTGCTGAGCCATGTGGTAAAAGCTGTCTTTGAAAGACTGCAATGCACCCTGATCCAAGCTTGGACTAATCATTTTCATTGTAACACCTCCTTAAAAGTTAAAATAACACTAGCGGAACTACCCGTTTCCCGGATTCCTTACATTTTCCACTAGGACTATACTTTTAAAAAAGTGTAGCTCCCCCAGCAATACTACTTATTATTTACCGTCTATAAATAGACTTGGCAATTTTGCAAAGTTGTAACTATTTAACGGATTTACGGCATCCTGCATAGTGTTTATGCAAGGCTTCAATGCTTCCTCTAGCTGTGATTGACTTATTTTTCCACCCTCAACCATCTCTCCGTTTATCTCTAATTTTCTTTCTGCCTTCTTTACTAACTTGTTTAAGTCTTTCTTTGTCCTGATGATAGTTTTGCCATTTACTTTTTCCTCATATAGCAAATATGCTTTCTCTTGAGCCTTCCTTAAATCTCCTCGCTTGTATAATGGTATTTCCCTAATCTTAGCGTAACAAGCTAAACTCATTAGTTCTTCCCAGGTCATTTCCTTTATATCTTTATGCAGACATTCAGGAGTACCTTCACACTCCACGACATCATCAACATATATCTTTATGCGACCTTCAAAGTTTTTTCTCTTGTATGTTGTAGACTTAGCTAACCATATAGGCAACATTCTTTCGGCTATCTGGTAATAATATTCATAATCAGCAAACTCAACTAAACCCTTTAGATCAGCAAAGTTGCATCTGTCTTTATCCGTTCCCGGACTTGTCTTAAAACTTCCCGATACTGTCATTTTCATCATTTTCATAGTTTCTGTATTCTTTTCTACCATTTTAATTTTATCCTCCTATTTGTCTTTTAATATGCCTATAACAAACTTTTCCTTAATTAGAAAAGTATCTTTTTCTGTATGCTCAATATTTACTGATATTGCTTCTTTCACGACAAACAATATAAACTCCCCCACTTTGATTATGTCGTTTACATCTTCGCCCTTACATAGCACCTTAAACCCTTTTCCAATTTCATCTACTGCGTCTGGAATAATAATCCCTGATGGTGTTACATCTGCTTTTATATACTTTACTAGTATATAATCCCCTATCGGAGCTAAATATCTTGTAGTTTCCATATTAATATTATCCTCTACTTTTGTATGTAGCATTTAACTTGTCTATCAATACTTGTTTTTCCTCTGATGAATGTGGTCTTTTACTTAATCCGATTATCTGATTTCTTAAATCTGACTGCATTGCACCTTTATCCTGTAATCCTGTTACTCCTGCCGGATGTTTCCCTCCTGTACCTGATTCTTTAACCCCATAAGCTTGCTTTATATTGTCAAGAATCCTATAAAAAGCACCCATTACCTCATTCGGTGCTGCGTCAATGAACTTCTGGTCTGATTCTGTTGCGTTCATCTTCATAAATCCTGTTAGTTCTCCACCCTTAGATTCAAAATCATCCCCAAAAGACCTCTTTAATATATCTTTCCATCCCTTTTCTCCATAGGTCTTTTCTTTAATCTCTGTATTCATAGCCTCATATCGTTCAGCTAACTTTTGACCCCTGTATGCACTTAGACCCTCCTCATGGAAGGCTTTAGCAAAATAATCCTTCTCAACACTTGAAAAGCTTTCTGGCATTACATAATCCTCTGCCTTCTCTGGTCTTGATGCTGTGTAATACTCTGATATTTGCTGTTCCGTCATTTCATCAAACTTAGGTGGTAAACTCTTTTTACCTATTAACTCTTGAGTACCATCTAACTGCTTATATACATCTTCCTCGCTCTTTATATCTTTCGCCCATGATCTATCCCTGTAACCCTCCGGAACTTGATATGCTCCATCCTCGATAACTTCAGGAGTATCTACACCGCCTGTGTCTATCGTAACATCTTCAACTGGAACTATTGGTTCTACACCTGCATCTTCTATATTCATCTTATCCTTCCCTGTTTGTTTCTATATCGGATATTAAGTCTTGTGAACACATACCCTTTATAAATACTAAATACATCTTAGCCATTCCCCTATGCTCTCCCATCAATACCGGATCAGTTACATTCTTATTGATATTGTATATCCCTGATACTTTCATCATAGATTTAGCTATTCGCTTACCTGATGTTGACCCAAAGCATATATTAGCATCTGCCTTTAAGCTTTGCATTTCTTCTTCAAATTGTTTCTGTTTCTCCACTTTTGCCTTTTCTTGTTTCAACAATCCATCTACTACCGACATATCAATCTTATTCTCCATTTTTACCGCCTCCTGCTATCTGTTGCATTTCAACTGTATTCTTTCCCGCCTGTGACATATCCTTACCAACTTGAGCTTCCATTGCCTGTGATTTAGCCTGAGCATCAGCCACAACAATAGCTTTAAACGCTTTTTCTCCGATTATATAACTCAATCCTAAATGTTTGTTTAAATCACTTACAAGACTATACCAGTTTATTGCTTCTACTATTATAGGATATAAAGAAGCCATTGCAGTTATTACATTAATTACCTGTATTATATTCTCAACTGCCTGTGTATGGCTTAGCTTATCCAGTTCATTCTTAAATCTTATCTTATACCACCGCTTACCCTGTTTCTTTAACTCTAATACTGCATCAGGTATAAGCATATCGCCCCTGTTAAGCTTCTTTAGTCTATTGTTTACACTATCATCTATTGTAGGATCAACTCCCATAAGTCCAACACTATCGCATAATGATACTGACCTGTGAGTAATAGGCTCTAACATTTCAATTTTCTGTTGTTGTGTCAAACTAGCTAAACTTTTACCTCTTATTACATATCTTTGCAAGCTCTCTGTTGCTGTCATATCTTTAGCTGAATTGAAGTCCAATAATAAATCAACCTTGAACCCTGTTGTTATCTTTTCATTAAGATATGGTACTAAATACTGGATTATTCCTGTTGGATCTCCCACCTCATGTAATGGAAATACTGGATTCTTGCCTCCGCCTCCGCATACACCTTCGTTAAATACAACTAGCCCTCCGGCTGATGAATCTACAACTGAATCCCCGAATATACCGTTATTCCACACTCCAAGTGAAGGATCTTCCATCTTTTCAAGTATCTTTATAGTTTTTTTTACTATGTAATTGACACACTTTATAGTCGATATTAGCAATGTTCCACTACTTCTACCCCACACTTGCCCTCTTATTTTAATAGCTCTGGCTACTGCAATAGGTATAGTTTTATAATCTTCTTCAAGCAATGCTTCGGCTTTCTCCTCTTCAATATACCAAACACCCTTAAATCTTGTTCCCTTTTTCCCCTGTAACTTAGGATCATAGTCCTCTCTGGGGAAAATAGCCTGTATTATTGTATATTCTTCGTTTATTTTCTTGTTTTTATAGCTGTCTTGTATCTTTTTAGGTAATTCTGTAAACTTTTTTTCATCAAACATCCCATTTCTGTAACAAAATTCAGACACTACCCTATTAACTCGCCATTGATAAGTTACAAAAACTACATTAATTAAACCATTCTTTCCTTCATCTATATCTATATTATCTACTCCATAACTTCTATATACAATAGCATTTCCCTCTTTAGTATAATCTTCATTTTGATATGCACCCATTCCGGAGGTCCCGAATGATACCTGATCGTAAGCATAAGGTTTTAAGTTTGTACTAAATCCTGCTTCTGCATGATTCATCTGGTCTAATAAAGTCTTGCTTACATACTGATAAAAAGGTGCAACTGTTGCCTCTTCTGCAAGTTGCAATACTTCATCCGTAGGCTCTAGCTGTAATATATCGTTACCTGTACCCCATAGTATGCCTATAAGATAATCTCCTGCCTGATTGACACTTAACGCAGCAGTAGGATCATCTACCTGACTATCTACCCTATCGCCTTCTTTACCATAGTTCTTAGTACCTTTATTGCGAGGATTGACGGTTATTCCAACAACTGACGCTATATCATCCCATAGACTTTGATTCTCGTCAGACTTTGTTTTAAGTTCTGAGTGCCAATCTTTAAGTTTTGATATTTCAGTTTTCATATTAATTCCCATATATGTTAGGTCGTTTTTTAACTTCATCCTCTGTTAATTCCTGCCCTAATACTCCGCCTTTTGTCTTAGTCAGCGAACTTCTTAGTTTTTTGGCTTCTTTTCTATCAGCATCTAAGCCTTCGTCATTCTTTTTGTTGGTATCATCACTACCTCCGCCCATAACGACCCCCTGTATTTGATCTTGTAATATTAGATTTTAACTGAGTTTCTAATCTACCCAGATAGTATTTTATAGCATATATGCCAAACATTAAAGCATCCCCTCTATCCGGACTACTTTCCATTTCAGCTTTACTCTGTATATATATCTTACCATTTGGCTTGTATTTCTTCTTAATTGTTTCTAAATCGTTGATACAAAACTTATTGTTTAGGATTAACCACTCCTGATCTATAAAGTCTTTTAATGCTAACCAACCATCAGCTCTCTGATTGCCTGCATTGTTTATTCTCGATTCTCCTGCTCCCCTAAACATAATAAGATCTGTTACAGTTTTACTTATTGTTACCGCCATAGGATAACCTAAACCATCAGCATCAACTATCAACTCTGTTGGATTCCATTGTCCATATAGTGCAATAGTCTTTCCAACACTTACATCTGTGTCAGGATCATTCCAACATACCTCGTTTGTTTCTTCCCAGTGCACATTAGACCTCCGAGTTAATAATTTTGCAACGCAAAGATCTCCGCCTGAACCTGCAAAATCTACACTCATAACCGATTGAGGTAAATGTAACTCTCCAAATGGCTGTATATTAGGTAACTTAGCTAGTTTATCAAAGTTGAATAAGTATTCTGTTGTAGTCGGCAATGGTTGCCCTAACCAAGTATGGTTATAATCCTTTTCATTCCGCTTCTTACATTCTTCGGATTCTATTAATACATTAGGTGCTATGAATCTTGGTTCTATATCATTAAAGTTTGCATGTATATGTAAGCAATCATCCCTATTTGACAATACTTCGAATATTGGATCTTTCCTTATAAACCTATTTAAGGTAAAAAACAACTTACTGTTTTCTTTCCTTATAGTAGGTAGGAGTATATCAACTGTTTTTTTTGTAAATGTATGGCTTTCCTCTCCCCAGAATATATCACAACCCTCTAAGGACTTAACACTATCTACTCCCTGTTCCCTTACTCCTACAAATCTAAGAGTAGAGCCGGTAACCTTATGTTTTATGGTAGCCTTACCTATATCATAGCATATTCCAAATTGATTAATAAGGTCAGAAAATAAGGCGTGGACACTATCTTCAATAGATTTCTGTATCTCTCTACCACATACCACCCTGAGCTTCTTCTGTTCGCCTAAATATAATATAAACCTTGCAACTGTATGGCTTTTAAGTGAGTTTCTGCCCCCTTCAAGCATAAAATACCTATAATTGTTAATATTCTCTATTACCGGGTAGAATATTTTAGGTATATCTAATATCTGAGGTAGTTCACTGACACCAGACAAATTATTCTCCTATATTGATTTCAAGGTCATTATCGCCTATCTTTATCTTAGGCATTTTAGCAAACTTATGTGTCTGCTCTGATTCTTTACGTTCTTTGTAATTATGTTTAGTTTGGAGAACTAAAGCTTGGATGTTTGGTCTTAATATTTTTTGGTCTTTAACTACTCTAATTTCAAGTTCATTTTTAATGGATTGCCATAAGAGGGGGATTCTTTTATTGTTGGAGTACCTTTTGAGCCAATCTCTGTAAGTATCGTAACCTAAGGAATGATGTTCAAGAAAATACTGCTCTACTTCAATAACAAGCACTATATTTTTATTATCTTTTACATAATTAAAGGCATCATTGAAGATTTCTTCTACTTCCACTTCTGTCCATTTTTGGTTAGCCTTGTTACCCTTAAACCATATCTGAGCCATAAGAAACCTTTGTTAGTAAACAACTTACAACATAACTAAGTATACAAACTACTTAGTTTACATAAGTATACACAATAAAGTTTAGATTGTCAAATGTTAAGAATACAATATTTACTATTTTGTGTTGACATTGTGTTGACAGCATGATATACTTAGGTATAAGTTAAATGACACACAAATCAAAAAAGGAGTAATATCATGAATACTACTAAAATCGAACAAGTTTATCAGAAAACAGGGGCTAAAATTATTGAGGGAGAAGCTGGATGGTGTGCAACATGGGAGGCAGATAAGGAAGAAGGTATAGTATATATCCATACAGACATGACTGCCGAAGCTATAGTAACAGAGATAACTCAGACTAAAAAATTTGCAAAAGAACTCAGATTAAAGAAAGTCACCCAAGCATACGCCCAGATCCAAAAGATTGAAAAGGGGATATTCTGGGAAGTCGGATTTTACTCAGATGATAAAGAAGAGGGGTATATGTTCGGCGACGGAGAAAGCCATTACTCTGGGTATAAGGCTACAGGCTTTGAAACGGAAAAAGAAGCAGTTGAAACGTGCGTTGATTGCTGCATGGACTATATGGAGCTAGATTTAACTGAATTTTTATCGATGACAGCCGGAGAATTAAAAGAACATATGGAAAAGAAAAACGTATCTTTATAAAAAGGAGCAACATGAAAACTAAACATCTGCATA